TCGCATAAAGATATTCTTTACCGGGATGTAATCAGATATCCTAGCATCAGGAAGTCTGCTAACATATTCGAAGTTTGGAATTTTACTAAAGTAGTTTGACATTTTAGAAACCGATGAATGAATCGTCGAATACTAGATCGTAATCATCATTAAAGATAGGAGTGATTTCTGAGAATGACAATGTTAAATCATATGAAACCATAACGCCATCACTATAGGTTGCATAATTTCCTGTTGGAGTATAATTCACCCCAACTCCTTGTAATGCACAAGTTTTAAATGCATTTAATCCTCTATGAAGTTCACCTTGTTCGCCCATTCTTACATATTTTATTCTAAAAATGTGAGGAGATTTTAAGAATAGATTAGATTTTGATCTAATCGGCGCACTCCCTTGTTTAAAAAATCTCATAATTTTAATTACCATATCTGCCTCTTTAGAATCTCTAGGTGATAGTTGAAATTTAAAAGAGAATGGTCTCAATGATGGACCCTTAAATAAGAGTTCCATGTTAGGATTTAATACCTGACCAGTTGTTCTTGATAATAATGCTTGACCATCCACACCGGCAGCTGACGCAGCAAGAGAATTTCCAACAGCACTTACTGTTTCTCCACTATTTTGTTTTATTGTGTTTATATAATCTCCAACTGCTTTTGCACCATCAGATAAATTATTAAAAATTGCCCTTCTAGCAATCTCTGCCTTAGCAATATCTAAAGCAGTCATTGAGTTTGATCCCCAATCTGCTTTGTTTTGATCACTAATTCCACTAGGTATTGGAAGAACAACTGACCCAATTGATGGTCCTAAGTCTCCTCTTTCAAAACCAAATGTATTGACATTACCACCGATATCACTTTTACCAACTTTTGATGGTACATATTCATGCATATCAAATTTAATAATATCTTGTTTTGAGTCAGCAACGTTTATTGGATATCTTAAATTTGGAAAATTACGTTTTGTACCATCTGCATTTGTGCTTGCTTCTGCTGCTGCTGTTGGTGCTGCTGGTTTTGTATCAGATTCTGCTGCTGGTTTTGTATCAGATTCTGAGTTATCATTATCTGCATTATTTTTAGTTGAGTCTAATAATTTATTTTTTGTTGTTGGGGGAACACCTGCTTTATCTGCTGCTTGATTCACACCCGCATCTACATTTTTGTGTATTCCTCCTTGTGGATTCTTTAGTTCATTTTGAAACCCTGCACCTGCTACATCATCATCAAAGGTATACGTTTTTCCTCCATCAGTTGTGGTTGCTGCTTTTTGCCACTTATCATCTTTAATTATATAAACTTCAGTAGTTGAAGAACCGTCTGCGTTTAACTTGGTGGTACTTGCGTGATATATTCCAGTTCCGGGATCGTTATCTTTTTTACCCACAAACGTTCTCGCTTGATCGCTACAAATACTACCCTCTGGACACGGTGGATCACCTGCTCCAAATAAACCCATTATGGTACAACCTTTTTACTTATTTAGCACAACTTTCTTATAGTTTAGTGACATAAGGTCATCAAGTTCTTCTTGCTGAACAACATAGACTTGACTTCCTAGTTCTGCCCAAGTATATTGTCTATAATCTCTAAGATGAAAGTTAATTCCACGAAATCCCCATGGGAATACATCACTCACTGCAACTAATGGGTGTTGATCATACCGAATATTTAGTGTTTTGGCATAATACTTGAAGGTGCATATATTTCCTGCTTCAGGTATTGGTGTCACAGTATCATTCAATGCATATAGTATCAAATCCATCCTATCAATAAGATTTTTTTCAGATTTAAACTCTAGAATATTAGGTTCTATGCGGTTCATTTGATACCTAGTTCGTCTTCTGTGATTATTTTAAAATTTATTCTTCTGTCTTCACAAAATTCAGTTGCTGCTTTCCACTTTGCTTGATTGACAGCATAGGTTTTGCACTCATAAATGTATGATTTAGTTACTCTCGATTTTTTCTTTGGGGGTTGAGTCTGTCTTTTAGGTTTCACCTCAATCACATAAGTTTTTATTTGCCCCGTACTTTCTTTTACTTTGATAATAAAGTCTGGGTAATACTTATGAATTCTTCTATCAACTGGTGAGATATATGGGATATGAAATTCTTCACTGCCCCACTGGAGGATATTTTCATTTAAGTCACAGTATCTACAGAACTTACGTTCCCAACTACTTCTACATATAATATTTGATGAATCACCTTGATATTTGTTTGGATGTGATGGTTTGTATTTACTCTTAATACTTTCTGCCATACATAATATACAAGGTAAATACTATTTATAAATGCCATCCGCAAAGACGATAGCTGATTTAAAAACTAGATTTCTTAAACCAGCATTAACTTCTCATTATGAAGTTAATATTCCTTTAGGTTCTTTACCGGAGGGTATAAAAAGTATTGGAAAAGGATTAAGTAGTTTAGATCAAGATAATCTAAATTTAAGTTGTATGGAGACATCATTACCTGGTTCTTCATTAGCAACCTTTGAAGTAAAAAATGATTATACTGGTGTAACTGAAAGACTTGCTCATAGGAGAATGTATGATGATAGAATTGATTTTACATTCTTAGTTGATGCAGAAAAATATTTTGCAATAAGAATTTTTGAAAAATGGATGAGATATATTGCCGGAGAAGATGCTGATCGTGAGGATGGAGAAACACTAACAACAAAAGGTGTAAATTATCATTACAGAGTTAGATATCCAGGAACTGGAGCTGATACCACTGGATATAGATGTATAGATGGTTTAACGATAACAAAATTTGAAAAAGATATGAGAAATAGTTTAACTTATGAGTTTATTGGAGCATATCCAATATCAATTTCTTCGATGCCAGTGTCTTATGAATCATCAAGTCTTTTAAAATGTACAGTTTCTATGTCATATCTAAGATATGTCATGACTGAATTGATAAACCCAGAGACTACTCCTGCTATTAAACCACAAGCAACTGAAGCAGATAAAGAAAATACTCAAGAACTACCAGTTGCTCAAGCAAATGAATCTAAAGTTCAGGATAATCCAGGCAACACTGCTGGAGCAGGCACTAAATTTGTCCCAACCGATAGTGCTACTGGAGATAGACCAGGCGCAAATGATGGACCATTATTAAAAGCTGATGGAACACTTGCGTATGATTCATCAGGTAACGTACAATAGTTCTTAAAACCTCAATAAATAATCACACTGAAACATATCTATAGGTTATTATGCCATTACCAAAGATTGCTACACCCAAGTATGATCTTGAGTTGCCATCAACAGGACAAACAATTCAGTATAGACCTTTTCTAGTCAAGGAAGAAAAACTTCTTGTCCTTGCAATGGAGAGTGAAGATACAAAACAGATTACGACTGCAATCAAATCTGTTCTTAAGAATTGTATTCAGACAAGAGGAGTTAAAGTAGAGAACTTACCTACATTTGATATTGAGTATCTCTTCCTTAATATTCGTGGCAAATCTGTTGGTGAAGAGGTTGAAGTTAATTTAATCTCACCTGATGATGGGGAGACTGAAGTAAAAGTTATTATTGGGTTAGATGAAATCCAAGTGAAGAAGGATGATAGGCATACAAAACAAATTAAGATTGATGATAGTTTGATGATGGAGATGAAGTATCCATCTCTTGAGCAGTTTATTTCCAACAACTTTGAGTTTAATGAAAAGAATCAAATGGAACAATCCTTTGATTTGATTGCTTCCTGTGTTGATAAAATTTATAGTGAGGAAGAAGTCTGGGCTGCAGATGACTGTACTAAGAAAGAAATCAAAGATTTTCTTGAGCAAATGAACTCTGGTCAATTTAAACAGATTGAAACTTTCTTTGAGACGATGCCAAAACTTTCACATACAGTGAAGTTTGAAAACCCAAATACCAAGAAAGAAAATGAAGTTCTCCTGGAGGGGTTAGCAAGTTTTTTCGCCTAGGCATGATCCATATGGATCTTGAGGCTTACTTTAGACTCAATTTTGCCTTGATACAGTATCATAAATACTCATTAACTGAGATTGAAAACATGATGCCTTGGGAACGAGACATTTATGTTGAACTTCTAAAGCAACATCTTAAGGAAGAAAAAGAAAAGCAAGAGCAGCAGCAGAGAAAGCATGGCGGTTGAAACCCAAACCCAAGAGTCTGGTATTGATCCAAAGATAGCAAAATTGCTTGGATTAGATTTTACTGCCGATTTAGATCGTGAAGATTATATTTCTCTTCTTAAAGAGAAAATGATGGCGGGTAGAATGTCTGGGACTGAAATGTCATCAGAAGATACTGAGGCAATTACTGATGAATTTAAGAAAGTAAAAAAAGATAAGCAAACTAAATTTAATGTAAAGAAGACAACAATAAAACCAGATGCTTTCTTTGATAAAAAGAAACCAGAAGATCAAGCACAACCAGTTCCAGGACAGAAAGCATTACCAGGATCAGCAGTTGTAAAAGGTGGTGCGATTGTAAATCCATCTGATATAAAACCCCCCGAAAAGGAAGAAGAGAAAGATACAAAACTTTTACCTGGTGGTGATATATTAAAAGACATCTTGAGAGGTGTTAATTCTATACTGGGAACTTTACAGAACCAAAATAAATTTAAAAAGAAACAATCTGAGAAAGATAGAAAGTCTACAGAGAAGAAAAAAAGAGGTGCTCAAGAAGATAAGTTAGAAAAAGGAGCACTAGCAACATTCGCAAGTGGGGCAAAAAAACTTTTAAAACCAGTAACTAATTTCTTTGCTGATATATTAAAATTTATCGGGACAGTCTTGATTGGTAGGTTGTTGGTTAAGATTATTGACTGGATGAGTGATGATGAGAATAAAGAGAAACTTAAGGCAATAGGAGATTTCTTTAAGAACACTTGGCCTGTCTTACTTGCAGCATACTTATTATTTGGAAATAGTTTTGGTCGGTTTGCAGTAAAATTAATTAAAGTTGTTGGTGGATTTGTTTTCAAACTTGCATCAAAGATAATACCTGCCTTATTTGGTGCATCCAGAAAATTTGGATTTGGGAAGAGTGCAGCATTGGTTGGAACTGCTGTTGGTGGAGTGATGCTTGCGGGTCGTATGATGGATGGTGGGGAAGATGATAAAGATCTAACTCAACCTGATGGAAAGCAAAAAACT